CGTGTTGACCATGCCGCCCGCTGCCTGCATGCCCTGGAGACCCTGCCCGTACATGCTGCTGCCCCCGGCGAGCAACGCCTGCAGCGCCGAGATCGGCTGATTGGCCTGGGCCTGCGCCTGCTGCATCCCGAGCTGGGTGGCGATGTTGCCCTGGCCGGTCGCCGCCTGAACCGCTTGGTTGTAGAGATCGGCGAGCTGCAGTCCCTGGCCGAACAGCTGCTGCTGCGCCTGGTTGCCGAATTGCCCCGACGCGAGCTGCTGGGCAAATTGCTGCTGCTGGGCGGTGTTGGCGAACTGGCCCATACCGAGGGCCTGCTCGTATTGCTGCTGCTGGGCGGTGTTGGCGAACTGACCGGCCTGCAGCGACTGCCCGAACAGCGCCTGCTCTTGCTGATTGCCGGCGGCGACCGCCTGGTCGCTGGCTTGCTGGTAGGCCTGCTGTTTCTGGTTATTAAAATCCAGCATGGCGCGGCTGTAGGCCGCGGAACCCTCCGAGATGCCCTGGTCGGCCAACTGCTGTTCAAGGTTCGACTGGCTCTGCTGGAATTGCGGGTCGAGATACTGGGTCTGAGCCCCGTAAGCGGCGTTTTGCGCCTGCTGGATCAGCTGCGGGAAATTGGCGTTGACACTGCCTTGAACCGGCCCGTGCGCACCGATCGTGCTCTGGATCCCGCCGGACGGACTGACCGAGGTTTGGACCGGCCCTTGCGCAACGTTGGTTTGAAAGCTGCTCGGCGTCAGCTGGGTGATCGGTGCGACGCCGGAGTAATTGACTGATGTCGGAATATCGCCGGCGGCAGCGACCGCCTGGCCGTAGAGGTTCTGCCCCGACGAGGTCAGATTGTAGCCGGAGCCGGCGGCTTGTGGCCCGCCGGTCCCGGCCAGCAATTGCGCCAGGTTTTGCTGCCCGCCAAACAGCTGCGCCATGCCGGGCGACAGCGACTGATTGAGGCTGTAGGTCGTGTTGCCATTGGCGTCGACCGTCGGCGTCCAGGTCGAGCTGCCGTAAGGCGAGAACGTGTTGGCGTTGTTTAATGCCGCCTGCGATTGCGCGGTTGAAATGTTGCTTTGGGTTTGCGCTGAGGCGAGCTGCTGCGGGTTAACCGCCGCCGGCTGGGCGCTCTGGCCCCTCGCTCCCAATGACATCGGCGTTCCCCTGCCCGGAGAGTGAGGAGGAGGGGGACAGCCATCGGCACTCGGCCGGGGTCATGCCGTAGATCGCGGCATCACCCGCCGAGTTGGCCGCGCTGGGCGGCAAGAACTGGCGGCAAATCCCCTCTTCGCGAAAGCCGAGGCGGCAGAGGAACGCCCTTGTGGGCTGGTTCGTGACCCCGGTCATCGCCCCCAGCCGGCGGCAGTCGAGCTGCCGGAAGGGGTAGGCAAAAATCGCTGCGAGATTGCGCCGCGAGCACCAGCGCGGCGTCGAGGACGCGATCGAGGCTTCGATCGACGGCCAGCGAAAGTTATTAAAGACCACTCCGGCGATCAGCTCGTTCTCGAGGACGATGCCGATCGCGGTACACTTTCCCCAATCCTCGATTGTCGGATCGGTCAGGCGCTCGCGCACCCATTCGGCGACCGCCCGGTCCCAGCCGACGAGGATCGTGGTAGCCTCGCTCATTGCAACGGAGGGCCTCGTGAGCTGTCCGGTCACCCATCTCGAATGTCTGTCGTTTTGTTGCGGTCCGTATCGCGCCGGTCCCGGCTGCCTCGAATGCCGGATCGGACCGCCCTATGACGGCGTGCTGGCCGACAGCGATGTGCGCAATCTTTCAGTGCCTTGGGCGAGGTTTATACCACCCGAGGCAAAGCTGCTGGCCTTAACCCAGTTGGAGCAACAGCACCGCTTGGTCGTGCAGCCGGAAGCGACGATCCGTGAAGTGCGCACCCTGTTTTTTCAGGAATACCTGCGCCGCGAAGAAGTGCGGCCGCCGCCATGGGAGCCGCCACCGCCGAGGCGTCCAAAATCGGCGACGCCGCGTCCGACACTGACGCGCGAACAGTATCTGCGACGCAATCTCGAAATCTATCGCGCGCGACTTAAGGGAGAGACCTTCACCGCGCTCGGCAAGAAGTATGACCTTTCCCCGACCGCGATCGCCTGCATCTGCAACAACATGATGCGCCGCGAAAAACGGCACGCCGCCTGGTGGGCGAGGAAACAAAGATACCCGACCAACCTCGGGCGCCCGCTCGACCTCGCTGGACCGCGCGACGTCTGGCTTAGCTACGGCGTCAGCGTCGACCCGCGGCTCGACAACATGCTACCGACCACTGAGGATCAACTGGTGAAATTCACCGGTTGACGGTTACAGGGCCTTACCGGGTTCGAGCCGGAAATCGGTGCGCACCCAAGTCAGCCGCTTCAACCCATAGGCGGCAACCGCCACCGAGATCGCCGAGCCGTCGCCGCCGGCGATATGCCACTCGGAACTGACCGCGGTCTCGCTCGACCACGGCGAGGTATCCCACGGACTGGTATCCCACGGGCTGGCGCTCGCGGCTTCGTTGACATCGACCGTGACCGCACCGAGCGGGCCATAATCAAATCCGAGGCTGACATGGGCGACGGCGTCGCCCTGCGCCTGGATCACCGGCCGGATCGCCGCGACGCGTTTTTCGAGCGGAGTTTCAAACAGGTTCCACGCCTGCTGACCGTAGACGCTGATCGGAATGACGGTGTTTTGCTGGTAGGCGAGAATGTCCGAAGCGCCGACCCCGTGCTCGCACACCACCCCTTGAGGGGTGCCGAAGAACAGCCGATTTTGCCACACCGCCCAACAGATCGCCGGGATCCCCTTGTAGCGTGCCCAGGCATCGAGCGCCGGATTGTAGATATGCTGATCAAACGTCCCGTCGGGGTTTGGGATATTAAAGATCAGCCGCCGCCGCGCTCCCCAATAGATGATTTGCCAGCCCGGCAGTTCATTCCCAGCGGCAACCGCATCGACCACTGCTTGGCTAACTTTGCTGCGCGGCGGCATCTGCCCGAGCTTTAGCGCGGTGATCAGCTGCGACATTTTCGAATGATCGGAGGCGGTGATGACGTAGACATCGCCGCCATAGCGGAAATAGCCCCGGTTCGGGTACGAGGTTAGTCCGCTGACTTCGGCGCCGCCGACCGGGGCGGCGATCGTGTAGAGCCCGACCAAGGCCCAATTGCTCGGGTTGGTCGGATCGGTCCCCTGATAGGTCAGCATCTCGCCGGTCGACAACAGAAAGACCGTATAATCGGCGATGCCGGTGCCGCCATCATAGGTCAGGACGTCGATCCCGATCACCGCGGCACCACTCGGCACCGATTGGCTGAAATCGAAATACGACAAGGTGCCGGCGATCCCGAGGAGCGGCCCATACCAGAAGCCACAATCCCGGTTCGTCCAAAAAAACAGCCTGTTGTGGCGAACCGCGACGCCGTTCAACGCATTGATGTAGTTCGCCGGAAACCCGGCCGTGGTGTCGAGGGTTAAGGCCGCCGCCGCGACACTGCCGGTCCCGGTCCAAACCTGCGGCGGATCGATCCCGTTGGCGAGAAACAGGCGGCCGTTGAAATTGACCCAGGCCCACCAATTCGAGGTAAACCCGCTGCCGATAGTCGGGCGGTTCAACCCGCCGGCCGAGACATCCTGGAAGTTGCCGTTTGAGGCGGCGACCAACGCCGAAGCCGAGCCATGACGCCACACCGCAAGGGTTTGCACGGGGTGAACGCGGTCGGTCGCGGCAAAAAAGTTACAACCATCGCGGGAAACACAACCACCATAATCCGGATACCAGTTGTCGAGGACAGCCGCATCCTGCGGGTCCATCGACTCGTAGGGGTCGCGCGCGTTCCACCCTTTGAGCGGCGGCGGCAAGGATTGTGGTGCGGTGATGACCTGGCTCGCGCGCATCATCTGCGCCTGGCGCGCCCGTCCGAGCTTGGCCATCCTTTACTCGTCCAGCAACGGCCGCGGCCGGCGGCGGCGCTGCGGCACCGGGATCAACGGCATATCGGGCATATCCTCGGGATCGGCGGGTTCCATCAACAGGGTTGCGGCATCGGTCGGGCGCCCGCGACGCGGCGGCGGCGTTGCTGGCGCCGGCAGCGATGGCGGCAACGGCTCGGCGCGGCGCGCCGGCGGCTCGGGCTCGCCCTGCGGGATCACCCGCGGCTCGGGCAATGGCCCCTCCTCGGCGGCCAGCTCTGGCGCCGGAGGCTCGGTCGGCGGCGGCACCACCAGCCCACGATCGAGCGCGTGCTGCAGCATCAGCGGCCCTGACGGGATCCACAGCTTGCTGCCATTGTCCGCCGCGACGATCGGGGCTGGAGTTTCGCGTGGTGCTCGCCGCACCGGCAACAACGCCGCATCGGGCGGCGGGACCGCGAGCGGCGCCGGCGGCGGCGGCGTCACAAACCGTGCCGCGACCTGCGGGCGCACCCCCGGCGGGCCCCGCTCGGCGGCATTAAAAAACCCCGCCGGAGCGGGGTTCTGGGAGGGTGCCGCCACCGGCAGAGGTGGGGGCGGCAGCAGCGGCTGTGCCGGCGGCGCCGGCCCGAGCCGACCCGGAGGCGGACCAATGCGATCAAACGACGAACCGCCGGCCGGCGGGGTCGGCGGGAACGCGCCCAGCGAATACTGGCCGATAAAGTCGTCGCGGCGTGAGGTCGGCACCAAATCGAGGGTAGCGCCACCGCCATTGCGGGCAATCGCCTTGTCGATCTCGCGCTCGGCCTCGTCCTGATCCTCGCTGTAGTCGAGGCCGAGGCGATGCAATGCCCGCCAACGGGTCTCGAGCTCGATCAGCCACTCATCTAGCAAGCTCTCGTCATTGTCCGACGTCCAATCATTGGTGAACGTCTGCGGCATGCCCGCAATGTTCGAGACGCACCAATTTCGCGACACATATTCGAAGACAAATTTCGAGGTCGTATCGTTGACCGAGATCGGCGGATCGATCGAGAAAGTCGGCGCGACGCCGGCTCCCGATCCGGTCGGAACCCGGATCCGCCAGCGCCTCCAGATCGTCGCGCGGCCATAGATCGAACTCTTGTACAATTGCCATTTT